ATGACCGCTCTCATTCCGTCCAAAATCCGCGCACTTGCCCATCGCCGCATGGCTCTCGCTGCACTGCACGCTGATTCCTCCCTCTCCAGCCGACTGAAGCGCTACAACCACCACATGCACCAGGTGCGCGTTCTGGAAACGCACGGCGGTGCCCTATGAGAAAGTCCTACGGTCTCACTCATGCCGATCTGTTTGATTTGGAACGGGTGCGGGATTCACTTGCCCTGGTGCATGCGCTCGCCCAGCAGGCTGATCATCCCGGGTTGTATCAGCCGCAGATGCTGGCCGGCTTCCTGGACAAGATCTGCACTGACCTGGATAGCGTCATTCGCTCAGCCCTCAGCACCCCATCCCGCATCTAACTACTGAAAGGACTCACATCATGAACACCCAACTTATGCCCGTTCCGTTTTACGGTGACACCATTGTCCTGGTCGGCAAAGACAACGAGCCGTACGTGGCTATGAGGCCGATCGTAGAAAACATGGGGCTTGGATGGTCCGCTCAACGTATCAAGATCGTGGAACGCTTCGATTCAGTTGTGTCGGAAATCGACACAACTGGTGCCGACGGCAAGCAATACGGGATGACCTGCCTTCCTCTGCGCAAGCTGGTCGCCTGGCTCTACTCGATCAGTCCGAACAAGGTGGCGCCCGAACTGCGTGACAAGATCATCCAGTACCAGGAAGAGTGCGACGAGGTGCTGTGGAACTACTGGACCAAGGGCGCGGCCGTTCGACCTGGTGCTGTCACCATCGCCCAGCAAATCAGCCTGTCGAAACATCGTCTGGTATTGCTGAAGGAGCTGATGCGCAGCCGCAATCGGTCGATGCGGGATTTGCTTGGCGTCGAGATCACAAACCTCTCCAACGCCATGGGCCTGCCCGTCCCTGATCTGGACGCCCTCGGCACCGTCGAGCCGCCCCAAGCGGACGTGGTCGCAGACTTCTGGGGTGCGCTCCTGCAGCTGGACACCAAGGGCGTCGCCTACAACCACTCCAAGGACTCGCAACTGATCGCGTTGAACATGCCGCACCTGGTCGAACTGTTCGCTGCCAATGGCATCCAGACCGTCATTGGTACCGACGTCACCACCGCATTGAAGCGCTGCACCGAGCCAGAGTTCTTGGGGCAAAAGGCGGTGGACAGCATCATTCGCAAAACCACGACCAAATGCTGGGTGTTCAAGAAGCCGGCCCAGATCCAAGCGTCGTAGCGAATGAAACCCTTACCTCGCTGGTAATCGCGTGGTAAGGGTCTACGGCAAAATGAAAGAAACCCCAGTGTTTACTTCTGCCGAGCTGATAGAATCACGCGCTACGCCTGGCGCTGAACGCCGTTGTGCGGCTCATAAATTAAATGGCTGGCCATAAGGGACTATCATGTCAAATGCCAAGAAAATTCCGCTCCTCAAAGTCAACCAGTGGCTGAAGTCTTGGGAATTGAGCGATTGGGCTCCAGATCTTCCTGAGCCTCCGCATGAATTTTATATTGCATCCGTGCCCCTGCGAGTGCTGCGAGCTCTTGCAGGGGTTAGCCGACGGACGCTAGAAAACCGGAAAGCAAGCGAAAAGCATGCGGGCTATCAGCGTGCCCACCAGCTAAGTCGATCTAAAAACATTGCTCGCTACATCCAGTATGGTTATCCACTCTCTAACCAGAATAATCTTGACCCTGATGAACACCGGCAACTCGTTCATCCGGGCTGGCTGCCAACATCAATCCTAGTAAATATTATCCAACCGGGAGAGGTAAGGCGTCGCGCGGGAAAAGATACAACCTTGCAAGAGTCACAGGCTCTTAAGATAACGACTGAAGGTTCTTTTCACGTTCTTGATATACCTGACACTGTTGAGTCGTCGCGACAGAAAAATCAAGAAACCAATCTGGAGCCTATTGAAATCATCGACGGACAACATAGGCTTTTTGCCGTTGATGAACTGGGAAAAGATATATATGACGACAACTATGAAGTACCAGTTGTCTTCTTCAATGGACTAACCGAGTCATGGCAAGCCTATTTGTTTTGGGTTATCAACGTTGAACCACGCAAAATCAATACCAGCTTAGCTTTTGACTTATACCCTGAACTCAGAAGCCAATCATGGCTAGAGAGCGGCGAAGGCGTAAAAGTTTACCAAGAGCACCGAGCTCAAGAGTTAACAGAAGTCCTTTGGCGACATGATCGCAGCCCATGGAAAGATCGGATCGAATTGCATGGCGGGAGAAAAGAAGGTCATGTTTCTAACGCCGCATTTATACGATCTCTTACAGCAAGCTTTGTAAGGCGCTGGGGTAAAGATAATAAGATCGGTGGATTGTTTGGGTCAATTGACGGGAACGGCGTGGAAAAGGTTCTTCCTTGGAAACGTTCCCAGCAAGCGGCTTTTTTGATTTCGTGCTGGACGCATCTGCACCTCGCAGTAAAAAAGTCAACGGCACCTTGGGTCGTAGCGCTTCGCGATGAAAGATCGCGAAACGAACAACTTCTTGAGCAAAGTGAATTCGAAAAAAACGCAGCATTTTCCGGCGCGAACACATTGATCTCGACTGACCAAGGATGTCGCGTGATGTTCATTGTGTTCAACGCTATGAGCCAGCTGGCCTATGAAGAGCTTGAGTTGGAAAAATGGGATTCCGATGAAGTCTCTGACAAACCAAGCGACATAGATGTATCGGTTGCACTTGATCAGTTTTCTGAATTCCCAAAACCCAACAAATACATTAAAGAAATATGCGAAACTTTAGTTAATAGCGGAATGGATTGGCGTACAAGTGGCGCTAAAAGCCTGACGCCGCAACAGAGCCAAATGCAAGCTGCTTATAGAGGCAGTAGCGGCTACTCATTGCTTCAACGTGAATGTTTCAAAAAGCTGGCGGAATCAGACATAAAATTAATTTCGGAGAAAGCGCAGCAGGCCATGTATTTACAAGGTAATGCATAATGCCGCCTCTCCACTCGAAGAAAAGACCTGCTAAACCGAAGCCCACTGTCGACTATGCCGCAATATGTAAAAATGCAAGCGGGGTTACGGTACAGCAAGCTTTCAATAAACTCGGCCCGATAAACGCTTTTGAAGATTTACTGTGTCCGCCGGGGAAGTTGGTTGGTCCGACAGAGCTTGCTGCAGAGCAGGTCTTTCACATGATCGAAGGCTGGAGATACGCGTCAGCCGCGACTACAGCCTTTCTCAACAACTCGCAACATACGGCTCTACACTTTGCTTACTACGCCGAACTCAGAGCGGCGTTATCGCTTTTAAGCTGGAGCGGTATACGAGTAAAGCAGAACAGCAACTATTACATGACTGATAAAGGAGTCAAAACTCCCGTACCACAGTCTCCTACTCACACCGCAGTTTGGGGCTTGTGGCAGAACTGGGTAACCAGAAGCGACGCTCAGGCCTTATTCAGTGACAACATCAGACTAACCACGGGCGTATCTCTCTCACAAGTATTAACCGCACTTCAATATATACGACCTACTCAGACACTAAAAGGATGGGGTTTAGATCTAGCGAAAATCAAAGACGACCGATTGGCGCGTAATATTTCCAGTTACGAAGCTTTTTGGATGAAAGCTCCTCTGTCGAAAATGAAACCAGAGGATTTAGACCTCGTCTTATCCCTTTGGAAGCTCCTCCTCCCGGAAGAAGCGGGCTTGGTATTTGATGGTTCACTGATCTCGTATTTTGTAAAGCAAGCCCTCCCTGGGATGCTTTCCCAAATAGATGCATTGAAGCCAGCTGCGGGCTTAACATCCATTGCAGAAGCAATGGAGATAATCTCCCTGGAAATTAGCACTAATACAGGCCTCGACCCAGAACATATTGCCCGCCGCTTGGACACTACAAAATACGACACCCTTCCATTTGAATTAGCATCTGCCAAAGACACGCAACCAAAAAATGTAATGTGTCGAGCGTTTTTTCTTTTGAGACTTGCCATGCTGGCTACTAAATCCAGTATCAGCCTCAACGCCAATAAACCAGCTTCGGAATGGTTATCTAATTGGTTTGAGCACGCAGGATTGTGGGCGCGCACTGACGACATCGATCCGTATGATCTATCCGTCGATTACAGCGAAGCGATAGATCAGTTTTATTTAACGCCTGTTAGTCCTTCAGCATTATGGCAGGCGCCAACACTCAGCAATACGATTAGGCTCACTCGGCCCGATGCGTGCATGGTCTGGAACGTTATCTGATGAAATATATGGGTCACAAAGGAAAACTCCTGAATTTCCTAGGCGACATTTTGATTGAGGAGTCAAAAAACTCAGCTTCTATCGGAGATCCGTTTTGCGGATCAGGAGCAGTTTCTTGGTTTTTAGCGCAAAACACCAAAAAATCTGTTATTTCCGGTGACCTGCAAGAATTTGCGATATGTAGAGCGGCTTCAGTTACCACACGCACAGCGCCGGTAAATGCTTCGTCCATTCACGGACCTTGGCTAAAACGGGCGAAGCGAGCTCTGTCAACTATCATTGAAAAATTTCCGAACGCCGAACGCTCTATTGAACCGGATGTATCGCGGACTGAAGACATCATTAAGCTAATTGTTCGATCAAGATCGTTCTGCGAGCAGGTTCTGCCAGGGCTTCTGAAAAATTTGCGACGCCCGTTTCCAATGACAAAGGCGTACGGCGGCCACTATTTTTCGCCAATGCAGGCATTGCTTTTGGATGCACTGAGGTCGACGCTGCCCAAGACTGAACCGGATCGATCAATTGCTTTGGCCGCCCTGATCGAAACTGCGAGCCGCTGCGCAGCTTCGCCAGGGCATACCGCCCAGCCGTTCCAACCTACTATCACCTCCGCGAAATACGTGTTGGAAGCTTGGCAACGATCAGTCGAAAAATTACTTATAGAATCGATTGAGAGCATATCCACTAAGCACGCTCACGCCATTGGTCACGCGGCTGCGGGAGACTTTGTCAATACAATCGAACTGTTGCAAGAAGGTGATCTAGTCTTTGCTGATCCACCTTACTCGGATGTTCACTACAGCCGTTTTTACCATGTGCTCGAAACTTTGGCGAAAGGTGCAGAAGTGGAAGTTACCGGAAGGGGTCGATATCCAGACATCGCTGAGCGACCGAGCTCTATGTTTAGCTTACGAGCAAAATCGAGATTCGCTGCACTCGACCTGATCGAAACTTGCTACAGGAAAAAAGTAGGATTAGTACTAACCTTCCCTTCGTATAGCGCAAGCAACGGACTGTCAGCTACAGACTTCATCGACGCCGGTAGAAAACTATTTTCCTCGATAGAACAGTTTGAAGTGGATTCAGACTTCAGCACGTTGGGCGGTAATGCTAAAACTCGAAGTGCCCGATTAGCTTGCCAAGAAAGCATCGTCTGCTTCCGCATGTAATCCTCAGAGTTAGCTCGCGCCTCGATAGCAAGCGGTTTAATTTAACTCGGTTCAAGCGGCCGGAAACGAACAACCTCTTCGCCCAGCCATTCGTTGACCTGCTGCAGGCGTGCCTGGATCGGCTCGAGCTCGTTCATTGCCCAGATCTGCGCGGCCTCTTTGATCGAGCCGAAACCGCCTGCGTTTTGCGGCACGATGCCCATCAACTGAGGTGGGATGCGTAGCGCCGCGAGCATGTCGTCGCGGCTGATGTTCTTGATCGAGCCGAATTCGTCTTTCGCCGCGACCTCACTGACGGGGATTAACTGAATCCCATCCTTCTTTCCGCCCGGGGCGTACATGAACAGGTTCCGGAAATTTCCTGGTCCTTTGGCGGACTTCAGCGCGCTGCGCAACGCGGCAACGTCGGTCTCGTTCTGCGCGGTGTCGGTCATGTACATGATGAAACCGGCGTGACTGCCGTTGTTGTAGTACTTGCGCCGAAACAAGGTGGCGGACTCGTTCAGCAGCGCGCTTTGCAGCGCCGGGAGCCATTCCGGCAGGCCATAGATTTCCTGGTTAATGTCCGCCTCGCGCTGGTGGTAAACCGTCCCACGCTTGAACTCGTACTCGTCGCGCCATCCGCGCACCTGGTAATAGGTTTCGAGGTCACCGCCTCGCCGCATGTACTTACCCAGCGCCGGCTGCAGGCCCAACGTGCTGCGCAGCATGTTTTCCCGCTTTTCCAGATAGCCATTGCCGCACCACAGGAAGTCCAGGGCGAATTGCTCGAAGGTCTGACGGGACAACAGCTTGTGGGGAATGAAGGTGCGGGCAAGCATATTGCGTTTGAAATTCAAGCCAGATTGCAGGAACACACTGGCCCGGGAGGATTTGGCCAGCCCATCAAGGGACATCGGCGGTTCATACCACCGGCCGTTCAGCCAGCACTCCAGGTAGTCGAGAATCCCCCGCTCATCAAGGACTGGCGTGGGGTCACCGAAGGTGAAGGCCTCCATTTTGCCGCCCGTTGCCGGTAGCACCTGTCCCTCGGCCGGGGCTGAAGTGGACGATTGCGTGGTTTCGCTGCGGCTGTTGCTCATCAGTAAATCTCCATGAAGCCGGTATTCGTTGAGGTTTGGCCCTCAAGCGGTTCGTTCTGTAATGCGTGGAAAAGCGCCCAGGCGAGATCCGCGTGTCCGGTCTCGTCGGTGCGACCTGCCGTGTAGGTGAACTGCCGGCCGCTGGCCGTGATGGTCTTGCGAATCGCCATCAGCGACTGGGCCATGTCGATCCAGCCGGCGTCGAACTCCAGGCGCCCTTTGTGGATCACGTCGTAGGCCTTCAGCACCAGGCGCGTTTTGACCTCGGGGGAATAGCTGAAGGTCGTTACATTGGGGAAGAATTGGCGCACCAGCTGGGCCACGCCAGAGCCCATGCCTGTGATATCGATCCCGATATACGTCACCCAGTAGCGCATCGTGACCTGGCGAATCGCCTCGGCCTGCGCGGCGAAGTCCATCCCTCGGAACTGATGGCGCTCGAGCACGCGGAATTTCCCACCCGGTACCAAAGGCGGTGCCACGACCACCAAGCCAGAACTGTCGCCTGTTTCCGCTGGGTCGTAGCCGATCCACACCTGCCGATCGGCAAACGGACGCGCAGCGAAAGGTTTGTAGTCCTCGGACCACTCGACCCAGCTGTCGACCATGCAGGGCTGCAGGACATTGAGAGGAAAGATGCTCGCCCCGTCGTCGACGAACTGGCACATGAGCAGGTTCGCGAAGGCGTCCGCGTTGTACTCGAGGCGCAGTTCTTCCAGGTCAAATAGATCGCATCCCCGCTGCTCGGCATCCAGGATGGTGACGATCTGGCGCCAGATCCGGTCCTCGCACAAACGGCCTTGCTGCAGCGCATCGTGCGAAACGTCGAGTTTCAACCGCTGGGCCACCGGCTTGCCCTTGTTGAAGCGCTCGCCGGTCCAAAACGTGTAGGCCTCATGCGCCATGCTCGATGGTGTCGAGAAGTAGGTGCGGCGGTATTGCTTCTGCATCGCCATGCCGCTGGCGACCTTGTTCAGCTCGTTGAACTTGAACGTCCAGAAGAATTCGTCGAAGTAGAAATTACCGTGGTAACCCTGAGCGGTTCGGGCGTTAGTACCGAGGAAATGCAGCTCGGCGCCGTTCGCCAGAATGATCGGGTCACCGGTGAGCTCCACACCGCAAACCTCGCGGGCGAAGCCTTGAATGTAGGCCTTGAAGATGTGCGCCTGGTTCTTCGATGCGGATAGGAATATCTGATTGCGCCCGGTGACCAGGGCGTCGATAAACGCTTCCCGGGCAAAGTAGTAAGTGGCGCCGATCTGCCGGCTTTTCAGGATCGCCCTGGTGCGCTGATTGCTCGCCCGATACCAGTCCAACTGATAGCCAAAGCACCCCTCTTTAAACGCTTCGGTCAGTTGCTCGATCTGCTCTTCGCTGAACTCATTGCGAGCCGCTTTCTTCTTCGGTCCCTCGTTGCGTTTGGCCAGGTTGGGGTTGAGGTCAGCGTCGGTACCGCCGGCCTTGTACCGTTCGATCCTTGCTTGCCGCTCCAATTGACGGTGCAGCAGGTCGATTTCCTTGAAGTCACCACCGCTCTTGCCGTCCTTCAGGATCAGTTGCACCAGTCGCGCTTCCAGGGCGCCGCCTATGCGCTCGACGTTATCGGCCCGATCCCATTCATCACGCGTTTTCCACGCATGAACGGTCTTTTCCTTTTCACCCAGCATTTCTGCGATCGCGCAGATCCGCAGGCCAGTCCAGTAGAGGAACTTGGCCTGACGGCGGTTATCGCGGATGGGAGTGGCGTCGGTTGTAGTCATGGCGGCGATGCTGACGCCTCGCGCGCGTGAAGGCGTAGTGATGTGCCATGTAGCGCGTGGGCCTACAACTGGCGTTGATTGCTCGCGATCGCGCGACTGCCGAGGATGTACCTCAACGCAACTGCACCCAGCAGCACAGCTTTGAGGATCCGCCCCATGAAGAAAAAGTTTCGCTCCAAATGGTTCCGCGTCGCCGTAGAAGGTGCGACCACTGATGGTCGTCAGATCGAGCGCCAATGGCTGGTCGATGCAGCCGAGACTTATAACCCGAACACCTACGGCGCTCGTGTCTGGGTGGAGCACTACCGCAGCGTCCTGCCGGACAGCCCGTTCCGTGCTTACGGCGATGTGTTGGCGGCGAAGACTGAAGAAGTCGACGTCAACGGCACGAAGAAGCTGGCCCTGTTCGTTCAGATCGAGCCGACCGACGACCTGATCGCCATGAACAAGGCGCGCCAGAAGCTGTACACCAGCATCGAGATCTCGCCGAAGTTTGCCGACACCGGCCGCGCTTACCTTGATGGGTTAGCTGTCACCGATTCGCCGGCGAGCCTGGGCACCGAGATGCTCACATTCAGCGCGCAAAACCCCGACGCCTCACCGCTGAAGGCGCGCAAGAGCAAACCGGACAACTTGTTCTCGGAGCTCGTCGAAGCGCAGCTGGAGTTTGACGAAGTCGTCGAAACCCCGAGCGTGATCGACGGCCTGTTCTCCCGCGTTTCCGATTTGCTCGGCCGCAGCAAGGCCAAAGCCAACAAGGACGACGCTCAGTTCTCCGAATTGAACGACGCCGTCGAGGCGCTGGCCGGCCACGCCGCCGATCAGGCCAAAGTCGTCGCGTCAGCCGATGAAGCGCTGAAAGCCCTCTCCGGCAAACATGAAAAGCTGACCACCGATTTCGCGGACTTGATCAAGCGCCTGGGCGAAACCCAGGACCACAGCCAGACCAAACGCCCAGCAATGCCTGGCGGCGACGGCGCTGTGCTGACCGCCTACTGATCACGTCGGCCCCCTAACGAGCTCCACAGGAGAACACCATGCGTAACGAAACACGGCTTGCCTTCAACGGCTTCACCAAACAGGTTGCATCGATCAACGCCGTCGGGTCGGTGGCGGAGAAATTCACCGTCACCCCTTCTGTCCAGCAGAAGCTGGAAACGGCTATTCAGGAATCCAGCGCATTCCTGAAAAAAATCAACGTGCTGGGCGTCGACGAAAAAGACGGCGAGGCCATTGTTCTGGGCGTTGGCTCGACCATTGCGGGCCGTACCAACACCAATCAGACCGCCCGCAACCCTCGCGGTGTGAGCTCGCTGAAGAACGACACCTACAGCTGCAAAAAAACCGACTTCGACACCGCGATTCCTTACGCACTGCTGGATGCATGGGCAAAATTCCCGGACTTTCAGGCTCGCTTGTCGGGAGCAATCGTTGAGCGCCAGGCGCTCGATCGCATCATGATCGGCTTCAACGGCACCAGTGCTGCTGAGACCACCGATCGGACCGCCCATCCGTTGCTGGAAGACGTAAACGTGGGCTGGCTTGAGAAGTACCGCACCAAGGCACCAGAGCGTGTGTTGAGCAGCGGCAAGGTTGCCGGCAAAGTCACCATCGGCCCGACCGGCGACTACAAGACCTTGGACGGTCTGGTCTACGACGCGATCCAGCTGCTGGACCCATGGCATCGCAAACGTCCCGATTTGGTCGTCCTGGTCGACCGCAATTTGTTGCACGCGAAGTTCCTGGCCAACATCGAAGGTGCGGCCGATAACGAGAACGAGCTGGCTGCCGCACGCATCATCGCCAACGGCACGCTGGGCGGCCTACCGATCGAGGATGCACCGTTCTTCATTGACGGCGGCATCATGATCACCACGCTGAAAAACCTGTCGATCTATTTCCAGATCAGCAGCCGTCGTCGCATGACCAAAGACGAGCCGGAGCGCGATCGTGTCGCCGACTACCAGTCGTCGAACGAAGACTACGTGATCGAAGACTTCGGTCTCGGCGCCCTGGTCGAAAACATCGAAGAGGCCGCATAACCATGGCTCTCTCGCTCGCCCAGCGTCACCGGATGAAAGCGCTTGCCTCTCAAGAGGCGGCCGCCGCTTCGCCCGCCGTCTCCATGGCGGGCGGGACGGCCTACGAAATGCAGCTGGCCCAGCTGCTGCAAGATCGTCTGCGCCTGAAGCAAATCCAGTCGAACGAAGGCAAAGCCGCGCTTAAGTTGCAGCTCCTGCCGGCCTACGTGCCTTACGTCGATGGTGTTCTGGCGGCGGGGAACGGTGCTCAAGACGAAGTACTCACCACCATCATGATCTGGCGCGTGGATGCATCCGATTATTCCGGTGCGCTCGACATCGCAGCGTATGTGTTGCAGCACAACCTGCTGATGCCCGATCGCTTCGAGCGGACCACCGGCTGCCTGATTGCCGAGGAAATTGCCGAATGCGCACTGATCTCCCAAAAAGCCAGCGGCGGGTTCGATCTGGCTATTTTGCACAGGACTATGGAGCTGACCGCTAACCAGGACATGCCGGACCAAGTCAAGGCCAAGCTGTACCTGGCTACAGGACGCGCCACAGTAGCAGGGCTGACGGCTGATAACCCGGGCCAACCCGGTCAGGTAATGGCCGCTATCGAACTGCTAAAACGCGCCATCGAGCTCGATAATAGCTGTGGCGGCAAGAAGGACCTGGAAGGTGCTGAGCGCCTTCAGAAAAAGATTGCTCCCCCACCAGGGAGCTGACCGAGCGTACCCCGCAACCCCGGCGGCCCGGGGCCGAACAGCAGGTTTATCCCCTTTCCTCGCTGTGACGCCCCGGCCACCGCCGACTTAGGGCTGAACCATGAGCGGATTTATTGCCACCGGCAGCACTGACGAACCCTACGTAATCACAAATGACGGGTTCTGGCCTGACATTGATGTCGTGCACCTGCGCACATCCATTCGCCTGGATGGCAGCATCACTGATGCGCGCATTGAAGTCGTGACCGTCAACGCGTTAATCCAGGTGAACAGCGAACTGGCTGCGGTGAAGTCGGGCCATGTCGCGAACGGATACACCACGATCGGGGCTGTGCCGGCGTTTGAAGTCAACGGCGAAAGCCACCTCATCCACCTTTACCGCCGTTCAATCTACTGCGGCGTTGGAGCTGAGCTCGCTGAGCGCTATCGCAGTTACGACTCCAGCGTTGAAGGCAACAAAAACGCAGACGAGCTGACACCTTCGGTCGATGAATACCGTCGTGACGCCCGTTTCGCCATTCGCGATCTGTTGGGCGTAGGCCATTCCACCGTGGAGCTCATCTGATGACGACCTCCGTGTATGCCGCCCAGGGCGACACCGTCGACGCCATCTGCTGGCGAGTCTACGGCCGCACAGCCGGCATCACCGAGGCCGTGCTCGAGGTAAACCCGGGGCTATCTGATCTCGGCACGATCATTCCGCACGGCACCCGGGTGGCACTTCCGGATATCGCACCGCAGGCCCCCGAACTGCAAATGGTGAACCTATGGGACTGATCCACCGGACAACACGCACTGACGCTCCACCACCTTCAACCTCGGACAGCGGAATCACGCGCATGCCTGACAAACCGGATACATGGGCCTGGTTAGCTGCCTGGCTCGAACTTAACTGGCCTGCCTTCTACGCGGGCGGGCTTGCCTGCGTGATCGCCGCGCTGCGGATCATCTACGGCGGCGGCACATGGCGCAGAGTCTTGCTCGAGGCACCGTTGTGCGGCGCCTTGGCACTCTCGGCAAGTCACGGGCTTTTTCTGCTGGGCATTCCGGCGACCACCGGCCCGTTCTTCGGTGGTGTGATCGGACTGCTCGGGGTTGAGGGCACGCGCGCCCTGGCCAAACAATTCTTCAACCGCAAGGTGGATCAGCTATGACTGTTCTGCGCCACGGCGATCGCGGGCAAGATGTCCGCACACTGCAACAGCGGCTCAACCTGTACGGTGCCGGTCTTGAGCCAGACGGCGATTTCGGGGACACCACAGAGTCCGCAGTGCGTAATTACCAGCGGCAGGTTGGGTTGGTAATTGATGGTATTGCGGGCTCGAAAACCGCTCTCGCGCTGGCCGGCGCCGATTGTTCGAACCTGCTGCAGCACGCCCTGCTGGTGAACGCTGCGGGACGCCTCGGCGTTGAGCTCGCGACGATCTTGGCCGTCAACGAAGTCGAAAGCCAAGGCAGCGGCTTCCTCGACAATGGCAAGCCGAAGATTCTTTTCGAGCGACACATCATGTATCGCCAGCTGGCCACGCCGCGCGCACCTAGTGATGATCCCGCCGAATTGAAGAACCACGCCGATCAATTGGCGGCGGTCCAGCCCAACCTGGTAAATCCCAAAAGCGGTGGTTACGCCGGCGGTTCGGCAGAGCACCAGCGCCTGGCGAACGCCCGATTGATCGACGATGTTTGCGCGTTGGAGTCGGCCAGCTGGGGCGCCTTCCAGGTGATGGGCTATCACGCCGTGCGCCTCGGGTACGCGAGCGTGACGGACTTTACCGATCGGATGGCCCGCAATGAGAACGAGCAATTCGAAGCTTTCGTGCGCTTTATCGAAGCCGAGGCGGCGTTGCTCAAAGCATTAAAAGGCAAAAAATGGGCGGCGTTTGCCAGGGCTTACAACGGCCCCGACTTCGCCCGCAACCTGTACGACACCAAGCTGGAGCGCGCCTATCAGCGTCACGCTGCAGGCTGCTCTGTACCGGAGGCCGCATGATTGACCATGATCAGATCCGCAAACTCTCACCCGCAGATGGCGATGTCTTTCTACTGCCAGCGGGCTCTCCCTTCGAGCTGGCTCGGGCACTCGGCGAAGCGATCGCAGTTGCGAAACCGGGCGTAAAGGCTGTGGTCGTCTGTGGCGATGTCCGCAAGCTCGATACCGCAGCAATGAACGCAGCCGGCTGGTACCGCGCGTGAGCACGCTGCGGCAGGCGCTTTATGGCGTGGCCTTGCTCGCCGCGATCGCGCTTCTGGTCTGGACTCAGTCCCAACGGATCGAGGTCGCTGACAAAAATGCTGAGCTGGCTAATCAAGCAGCAGATGCCGCCCGCGATCGGGCAACGCGTAGCGAGGCGACCGCCATTCATCTTCAGGCCTCACTGCAGGAAGAACGAACCGCCCAGATCAAGCTGCGCAGCGTGCAAGACCAATTGCGCCAAGGGCTCGCCACCCGTCAACAAACGATCGAGGACTTGAAACGTGAGAATGCCGACCTTCGCTTATGGGCTGATCAGCCTCTGCCTGACGCTGCTCGCCGGTTGCGCGAACGACCCGCCATCACCGGAGCCGCTGCTTATCGCGACTGGGTGTCCGGCCGTGGTGCCTTGCACGCTGTCGGCGACTAAACCGGACAACAACGGCGCCCTGCTCAACGACCAGGACGTTACCGAGGGCGACTGGGCGCAATGCGCTGCGCAGGTCGATATGGTCTACCAGTGTCAGCAGTCCCAGGCGGGTAAACCATGAACAAACCAGAATCGCTGCGCGCCCATCTGCTGGCCTCTGTGCCAGAGCTGAAGAAAAACCCTGACCGCATGATGATATTCATCGACAACGGCACCATGCGCGGCACCGCGGCCCCCGGCCTGTCGTTCGAATACAGCTATACGCTGAACCTGATTTTCACGGATTACGCTGGCCACCCCGATGCGATCGCCATTCCACTGTTCGCCTGGATCCTGGTGAATCAGCGCGAACTGATGGAGAACCTGGAGCGCAGCAAGGACGCCGTCGCGTTCGAAGTCGACCTTCTGGATAACAGCAAGGTCGACCTGTCGATAAAGCTTCCGCTCACTGAGCGTGTAATCGTTAAACGCCAGGACGACGGCAGCCTGGTCGTCAATCATCCACCAGAACCAGTAGTCGATGATGAGGTGTTCTTCACGCCTGGGCTTGAGCTGATAACCCCCAGCGGTAATCCGATCGCCCAATGGGATAAACCATGAGCAATGACCTGCAGGCGCTGGAAACGTGGGTTTCAGTTTTGCTAGCCAAGCTGGATGAGGGCGAACGCCGCAAGCTGCTGGGCGTTGTTGCCCGCGATCTTCGCCGGAGCCAGTCAAAACGCATAACGACCCAGCGCAATCCTGATGGTTCGGCGTTCGCGCCACGCAAACCCAAGGACCTGCGCGGGAAAAAAGGCAGGATCAAGGGCAAGATGTTCGGTAAGTTGAAAACGGCCCGCTACCTGCGCACCGAAGTCACAGCCAATGGCCTGTCTGTCGGATTCGTCGGGCGTGTGAGTCGTATTGCCCGGGTTCACCAGTACGGCCTCAAGGATCGACCGGATCGCGGCCAAGCGGATGTGCAATACGAAACACGCCAGCTGCTGGGATTCAGCGGCGACGAGCTGGAAAACATCCGGAATCTGTTCATCGATCACCTCGCTGGCTAACTCTCGCTTGTACGCACTCGCGCTACAGCCGCCCGCCGATGCAGCTCGCACGCGCGACCTGCAACATCGGCGGCATGGACTCTCTTACTGAACTGACTCGACGCCTTGAAAACCTGATTCGTGCCGGCACCATCGCCGAGCTCGATCTGGAGAAGCCGCGTTGCCGTGTGAAAACCGGCGGTTTGCTGACCGGTTGGCTTCCATTTTTTGCCCTGCGTGCTGGGGAGGACAGCGACTGGGATCCGCCGAGCATCCACGAACAATGCCTGGTGCTTTCGCCTTCCGGTAATCCGGCACACGGCTTCGTCATTTTCGGCCTGTACAGCGACCGTTTCAACGCTCCGGACAACGTGCCAACACGCCGCCGGCGCCGCTACCGCGACGGCGCAATCGTTGACTACGACACCGCGAGCCACACGCTGACGGCGACGTTGCCGGCGGATGGAAAGGTCGAGCTGATCGTACCCGGCGGCCTGAAAATTAAGGGTGATGTCGATATCGACGGCCTGGTAAACGTGACCAAGGACGTCGTCGCCGGCGAGCAGGAAATCAGCCTGGTCAATCACCGCACCTCCGGCGTGATGCGTGGCAATGCTGTTTCCGATGGACCTATCCCATGATCGGCATGAACAGCAATTCCGGCCGCGCCATCGTGGGCACCGATCACCTGGTGCAATCGATCGCCGACATCCTGACTACACCGATCGGCACCCGGGTAATGCGGCGTGAATACGGCAGTCAGCTCGCCGACCTGATCGATTGGCCGCTCAACAGTTCAACCCGGCTGCAGGCCTACGCGGCCACTGCCATCGCGCTGATGCGATGGGAGCCGCGGATTCGCCTGAGTCGCGTCCAGCTGACATTGGGTGATGTCGCGGGCCAGGCAATCCTCGACATCGAGGGCAGCCTGGTGGACACCAACGAGCCATTGAGCCTGAGCGTGCCTTTAAGCCTGGGAGCAACAGCATGAAAACCTTTACCCCCATCGACCTGGCTCAGTTGCCGGACCCTGACGTCGTCGAGCAGATCGACTACGAGCAGATCCTCGCCGAACGCAAGGCCTACGCAGTCAGCCTCTGGCCAGTCGAGCAGCAAACCGAAGTCGCCGCGACATTGGCAGTCGAATCGGAACCTCTGACCAAGCTCCTGCAGGAGAATGCCTATCGCGAGATGCTGCTGCGCCAACGTGTGAACGAAGCGTCCCTGGCCAACATGCTGGCAAAGGCCAAAGGCAAAGACCTCGAGCAGCTCGCCGGCAACGTTAACGTCGAACGCTTGGTCGTGACCCCGGGCAATAGCTCGGCCGTCCCGCCCATCGTTACGGTCATGGAGTCGGACGACTCGCTGCGCGAGCGCGCGCAGATGGCATGGGAGGGGCTATCCACCGCAGGGCCCCGTAACAGTTACATCCTGCACGCGCGCAGCGCTGACGGCCGCGTCGCCGATGCAACGGCTGAAAGCCCGTCGCCAGCAGAAGTCGTCGTCACTGTTCAAGGTTTGGTCGGAGACGGAAGCGTCGACCAGGCATTGCTGGATATCGTCAGCCGATACCTCAGCGACGATGATCGTCGCCCGGTTGCCGATCGGCTGACGGTGCAGCCAGCGACTGTGCTGCCTTACCAAGTCGACGCGGTGCTCTATCTCGCCACGACCGGACCCGAAGCAGAGCCCATCCGCGAAGCGGCGCAAGCACGCCTGCTCAAGTTGATCACTCAGCGGCGGCGCCTGGGCGTTGAGATCTCTGAATCAGCCGTTCATGCCGCGCTGCACGTCGAGGGTGTGCGCAAGGTGACGCTTCACAACTGGACCGATATATCGCCAAGCGAGGCCGAAGCGGCGTTTTGCACCGGATACACCGTAGCCATTGGTGCGCTGTCATGACGGGGCTATTGCCACCGAACGCTAAACAGCTTGAGCGGCTTGCGGCTGAAGCCCTCGCTCAGCTCGAGCGCGTTCCTGTTCCGATCAGGGATTTGCTGAACCCCGATCGATGCCCGGTGCAGCTTCTGCCCTACCTCGCGTGGGCATTCTCCGTCGACCGCTGGGACAGCACCTGGTCGGAGTCAACCAAACGCCAGGTCATCAAAGGTTCGTACTTCATCCATTCCCGCAAAGGAACGATCGGCGCGCTGAGGCGCGTGGTCGAGCCCCTCGGTTATTTGATCGACGTCCTGGAATGGTGGCAGACCGTGCCAACCGGCGTACCAGGCACATTCGCGCTGAAAGTCGGCGTGCTGGACACGGGCATCACTGAAGAAATGTATCAGGAGCTGGAGCGGCTGATCGATGACGCCAAACCAGTCAGCCGTCACCTGACAGGTTTAGCCATCAGCCTGGAATCGTCGGGCGGCTTTCACCTTGCCGCAGCGGTGCATGAAGGCGACGAAATCGACGTTTACCCGCCGGTGCCGCGAGACATTGAAGTCTCGGGGATTATTGGCCGTGGTGGGCGTGACCACACAATCGACACCCTGGAAATTTACCCATGATCGACCAGAACTCGCAGTTCTTCGCCATTCTGACCAACATCGGTGCCGCCAAACAGGCGAACGCTGATGCCTTGGGCATCCCTTGGAAGATCACACAGATGGGCGTGGGGGACGCCAATGGTGCGGACCCAATCCCTGCAGCAACACAAACAGCGTTGATCAATGAGCGCCGCCGTGCTCCGTTGAACCAGCTCAAGGTCGACCCAGCCAACACCGCCGTCATCATTGCCGAGCAGGTTATTCCAGCTGAGGTCGGTGGCTGGTGGATCCGCGAAATCGGCTTGTACGATGCGGACAACGACCTAGTGGCAATTGCCAACTGCGCGCCATCCTTCAAGCCGCTGCTCACCCAGGGATCAGGGCGTACGCAAGTCGTTCGCATGAACCTCATCGTCAGCAACAGCAGCAGTGTCGAACTCAAGATCGATCCGAGCGTGGTACTGGCGACCCGGGCATATGTGGATTCAAAGGTCCTCGAAGAGCTGAACAAGCAGGATTTCAAGCATTCGGTACTGGTAGCCACAACGGGCCCTATTGCACTGAACGGGCTGCAGAGCATCGACGGAATAGCCGTAACGGCTGGAAAGCGGGTGTTGGTCAAGGATCAGGCTGCAGGCAAAGACAATGGCCTCTACGTGGCAGCTGCGGGGGCATGGTCGCGTAGCGAGGATGCAGATGCGAGCACTGAAATAACTCCTGGCCTCTTTGTTCACGTTGAACAAGGTACAGCCAGCAGCGACAGTATCTGGCAGCTCACAACGGACTCACCCATTGTCCTGGGAATCACGGCACTGAGCTTTGAAATGATCGTCGGTCGCACCGGCATCACCGCCGGTACCTACCGGAGCGTGAGCGTCGACAAGAACGGCCGCGTGATCGGTGCCACCAACCCCACAACCCTGGCTGGCAACGGGATTGTGGATGCCTATACCAAGACAGAAGTCGCGGCGATGATCGCCCAGGCCTCGGCATTGCCGGTCGGCACCATGGTCGGTTTCCCAGTGAACAAGATCGCTCCCGGGTTTCTGGAGATTGACGGGAGTGTGCAAAGCATTGCGACCTATCCTGACCTGGCCGCATTCCTTGGCACGGCCTTCAACCAGGGTAACGAAGGCGCAGGGAATTTCCGGCTGCCCGAATCGCGCGGAGAGTTCCTGCGTGGTTGGGACCATGGGCGCGGGGTGGATGCTGGCCGAGCAATCGGCAGTTTCCAAGCCGATGATCTGAAAGCGCACACGCACAAGTACGGCAACACGCACAACGCTACCTACGGTCTGAGCTCGACCGGTGTTATTGGTGTGAACCCAAGTGCGTCAATCAACTACGACACATCATCTGTAGGCGGCACTGAAACCCGCCCGCGCAACTTGGCGGTTATGTGGTGCATCAAGGCCTGGAACACTCCGGTCAATCAGGGGACCATTGATATTTCTGCGTTGGCGGCCGAAGTCCAGACGCTTCGGAATTTGGCGGTTTCCCGGCATAAGGGCTTGTTTGTTTCTGCTACAGGCACCGCTGCGCAACTGGCGATCAAGGCACGGCGTTTGATTGTGGGTAGCGGCGGACCGGCGCTGGCCCTGGACAATGTGGACGTTGGCATCAATCTCGCGACCGTTGGACTTGGTGGCCTGGACTCTGGCGTCCTTGCGGCATCCAGCTGGTACAGCGGTTGGGTGGCTACCAATGGTGCAGTTCGTGCGGGAATTGCGGTGGCCATGCCGTCTGTAATCTGCGCGACGACGGCCGGCTCGCCTGTGGTGACCGGCATTGCCAACACTGCTTCCATGCGCGCGGGCATGCCATTCGGCGGCGCGGCGTTCCCGCCGGGCACTGTGATTAGTTCGGTGGATTCACCCAGCCAAATCACGGCCAGCCAGCCCGCGATTACGACGTCAGCAGCGGCCGCCTTACTGTTCATGTATGAGCCGGTGTTGCCCGCTGGGTACACCGCTGTACGTGTCACCGCGTTTTTCACCGATGCCACTAACAAATACCCGCTGCGCTACCGGCAGCGTGGGCGCCAGGTGAAATGGTTGATCGCGCCCGGCACAAACGTGGTGTCGTCGCGCAGTGTGACCGGCGGCATTGTCGGCACCTGGAGCGCCACCGCACCGGTTTGGGCGGAAGCGTCGCTGGTCAACTTCGTGCCCATCACGGCGGTATCCGCATCGTTCACGGCCATTGCCAGCTACAACGGCACCGCGCAGTCGAACGTCTGCATTGCGCCGAATGCGGCTTATCTGGGCTCAAGGACTCAAGTGCCGCCACCGATTTCCACCACGCTGGCCGGCGGCACAGGTGCCGCGCCTGACGTCATGTCGGCCGACATCATGCTCGAAAGCATGAGTGTTTTTGTAGTCTCGCAGACCGCAGCCGGGGCTGTTGTCATTCATGGTTATGAGGATGATGTATGAATTTTGCCGTACGTATAGATGGGCAGGGCTGGCGGTCGGTCAATGGCGAAAGCGACCTGTTGCTGGGGGAGGTGCTTACTGACGTGAAGCCGGCAGAAACGCTACCGCTGCCGCCTTCTGTCGAAGAGGTAGCCAAGCTAGCGAAGGTGCAGCGCGACAAGCTATTGGCCGTCGCCGCTAATCGCATGGGGCCGCTTCAGGACGCCATCGACACCGATCAGGCCTCCGCTGACGAAGCGGCCCGCCTGGTGCTGTGGAAAGGTTACCGAATCGACCTTAACCGGATTGAGGAGCAGGCAACGTTCCCGACCGATATCGACTGGCCGCTATCTCCAGATGAAGCACTAGCCGACTAAACGCCCGCACTGGCGTGCCGGACTCTTTACTCCTACGCGCAACGCAACTCCCTTCAAAGCCTCGCTCATGTGGGGCTTTTTCTCCTCTAGGGATGCCTTCGGTTTCCATCCCTACATTGCCCATGTGTCGACTTACGTCGATACCGCTGTGTGCTTGTTGTGCCAGTCGTTCCTACAACCCCAGATGCTCGCCGCTGCATCGCGCGCGCGTCACCCTGCTCTTCATCGCCACCAACGCGCAGGAATTCCGCATGCCAACTGATTATCACCACGGCGTCCGAGTTGTCGAAATCAACGAAGGCACCCGCCCGATCCGCACCGTCGCAACCGCCGTTGTCGGCATGGTTTGCACCGCCGAAGATGCCGATCCAATCGCGTTTCCGCTCAATCGCCCGGTTCTGCTGACCGACGTGCTTACCGCCAGTGGTAAGGCTGGTGTACAAGGCACGCTGGCCAAAAGCCTGGACGCCATCGCTGACCAATCCAGCCCGATCACCGTCGTCGTTCGCGTCGCCCAAGGGCAGGATGCGGCCGAGACCACCACCAACGTCATCGGCGGTGTGACCGCCGGTGGCCAGTACACCGGGCTCAAGGCTCTGCTGGCGGCCGAGGCGCAGTTGGGCGTGCGGCCACGCATCCTCGGCGTACCTGGTCTCGACTCGCTGGCGGTGGCCACTGAATTGGTCCTCACCGCACAGAAGCTGCGTGGCTTCGCTTACGCCAGCGCCTGGGATTGCGAAACCGTCTCCGACGCCATCGCCTACCGCGAGAACTTCGGTGCCCGCGAACTGATGACCATCTGGCCGGATTTCGTGAACTGGGATACCACGTTGAATGCCGACGCGCCCGCTTCGGCGATCGCCCGCGCGCTGGGCCTGCGCGCCAAGCTCGATGAGCAGGTCGGCTGGCACAAAACCCTTTCCAACGTGGCGGTCAATGGCGTGTCCGGACTGAGCCGGGACATTTACTGGGATCTGCAGAACCCGGCCACCGACGCCGGCCTGCTAAACGCGGCGGACGTCACCACGCTGATCCGTCGTGAAGGCTTCCGTTTCTGGGGCTCGCGCACGTGCAGCGACGACCCGTTGTTCGCCTTCGAAAACTACACCCGTACCGCCCAGGTATTGGCCGACACCATGGCCGAAGGTCAATTCTGGGCAGTCGACAAGCCGATGCACGCAAGCCTGGTGCGCGACATCGTCGAAGGGATCAACGCCAAGTTCCGCGAGCTGGTGCGTCTGGGTTATCTGATCGGTGGCGAGTGCTGGTACGACGAAGCGGTCAACGACAAGGACACCCTCAAGGCCGGCAAGCTTTACCTGGACTACGACTACACGCCGGTACCACCGCTGGAGAACTTGAACCTGCGTCAGCGGATCACCGATCGCTACCTGGTCGACTTCGCCAGCCGCGTCAACGCCTGATATTCATTCATCCGCGCGGCGTCGGCCGCGCATTTAGGAGAGCGCCCAAATGGCTCTGCCCAAAAAGCTCAAGAACATGAACTTGTACAACGACGGTGTCAGCTACGTCGGCGCGTGCAAGAGCGTCACCCTGCCCAAACTCGCCCGCAAGCTCGAAGCCTTCCGGGGCGGCGGCATGGATGGGGCGGTGAAGGTCGACCTGGGTCATGGCGATGACGGCATCCAGTTGGAATGGACCCTCGGCGGCTGGGACCTGACGGCACTGCGTCAGTACGGTGCCGTATCGGCAAGCGGGATCATGCTGCGGTGGGCTGGCTCAATTCAGCGCGACGATACCGGTGAGGTTTCCGCCGTGGAGGTCGTCGTGCGCGGCCGGCACGAAGAAATCGACATGGGCGACTCGGAGAGTGGTGAGGACACGGAACACAAGTTCACCACCACCTGCAGCTATTACAAGCTGACGATCGATGGAAATGTGGAAGTCGAAATAGACCTGCTGAACTTCATCTTCAACGTCAACGGCAAAGACATGCTGGCAGAGCACCGGAAGGCGATCGGCCTGTAAGCGATACATTCCCGCCGGCACACCCGGCCCCCTCTATTGAAAAGGCTACAGACATGAAAACTGCTGAAAAAAACGAAGCTGCAGACGCCACCGCCGAGAAGAATCCAAACCGTCCAGTCATCACCCTGGATACGCCCATTATCAGAGGTTCGACCGAAATCACCGAAGTCACGCTGCGCAAACCAGTCTCCGGCGAGCTGCGCGGCGTCACGCTGACCGATCTGCTACAGATGGACGTGCTCGCGTTGCGCAAGGTCTTGCCGCGAATCACTACGCCGACTTTGAACGACCACGAAATCGGCAACATGGACCCGGCCGACCTGGTGCAAATGGCCACCGAGGTCGCCGGTTTTTTGCTGCCGAAGTCGGCGAAGGTGGATGCATCCCTCGTTGCGTAGATGACGCCATGGCGGACATCGCCGTGATTTTTCACTGGGGGCCAGCGGAGATGGATCCGCTTCCCCTGACCGAACTGATGGAATGGCGCGAACGCGCCCGCAAGCGAAGTGGGGCAAAAGATGACTGACAAGCTGCGGCTGGAATTCCTGCTGTCGGCGATCGACAAGGTCACCGCCCCTCTCAAACAGATCAGCGCTGGGAGCAATGCCACCTCTCGCGCCTTGAAAGCGGCGCGGGACCAGCTGAAGGAGCTCAACGCCCAGCAGTCGAACATTTCCAGCTATACCAAGCAGCGCGAAGCCGTCCGCCAGTCCTCAGAGGAACTGGCTCGCGCACAGGACAAACTGCGCGGCTTGCGCGAGCAGCTGCAGAAGATGGACGCCCCCTCTGCGGCCTTCCAAAAATCCTTCGTCAACGCCACTGCAGCGGTTGAAAAACTGACGAATAAGCACACCGCCCAGCGATCGGAGCTGCAGCGGCTGATTCCCCTCATCAAGTCGGCCGGCGTCGACACCCGTAACCTGGGAACTACCGAGCGCCGCTTGAAGACTGAGATCGAGGCGGCCAACAAGGCCATCCAGTCGCAAAAAGACAAGCTCACCGCACTCGCCAAGCAGCAGGAGCGCGTCTCTCGCGCACAGAAAAATTATTCCAAGGGCCGCGAGCTAGCCGGCAATGCCGCTGTCGCCGGTGCGAGCGCCGGTGCCGTGGGAGCAGCAACCGGCATGCCGATCATCAGCATGGTCAAAGACTACTCGCGCTTTGAAGACGCCATGGCCGGCGTGGCCAAACAGGTGGACGGCGCCCGGGATGGAAACGGCCAGCTCACCCAGACCTATTACGAGATGGCCACTGCCATCAAGAAGATGTCTGAAACCATCCCCATGGCAACGACCGATATCGCTGCCCTGGTGGAAGGAGGCGCGCGAATGGGCATCCAAGGCAAGGATGACCTCCTGGAGTTCGCCCGCGTTGCGGCCACAGCCGCAACGGCCTTCGACCTGCCGGCACAGGAAGTCGGCGAGAACCTGGCGCGGATCGCGAACCTGTACAAGCTGCCAATCAAGAACGTCAACCAGCTCGGTGACGCGATCAACTTCCTGGACGACAACGCCATGTCGAAAGGGGGAGACATCATTGACGTCATGCAACGTACGGCGGGCATTACCGCGTCGGTCGGCATGTCCTTCAAGGACGCCGCCGCGTTGGGCTCGACGTTCTTGTCGCTGGGCGCGTCGGCGGAAATCGCGGGCTCCGCTACAAACGCCATGATCAGAGAATTGGCGATCGCCACCAAACAGCCGAAGCGGTTCGTTGAGGGGTTGAAGTCGATCGGGCTGGAGGCACAGGCCGTGCAAGACGGCATGGCCAAAGATGCGACCGGCACCATTCAAAAGGTGCTGGATGCCGTCAACCTGCTGCCTAAAAACCAGCAGCTCGGTGCGATGACCGAGCTGTTTGGCAAAGAGTACGGCGACGACGCAGCAAAGCTTGCCGCCAACATGGGTGAGTATCGGCGTCAGCTGGAACTGGTGAACGGGACGGACAGCGCACCCAAGCGCGAAGGATCGATGCAGCGCGAAGGGGATATCCGTGGGGACCAACTGTCTGCCCGCTGGGAGATGTCCCAAAACCGCATGTTCAACTTGAGCAGTGCATTGGGCGAGACCCTTAAACCAGCACTAGTTCAACTGATTAGCGGATTTAACGGCGTCCTCGAGCGCGTGAACGCGTGGGCGACCGCCAACCCTGGGCTGGTTCTGGGGATACTGAAGGTCGGCGCCGGCATCGCCGCGTTATCGATCGGTTTCAGCACGGTTGCTCTGGGTCTGGCGACAACCCTCGGACCATTCCTCGCGGTGCGTTACATGCTGTCACTGATCGGGATCCGCCTTCCATCCTTGATCGGGCTGCTGGTCAATCTCGGCTCGAAAGCATTGCCCTTTGTCGGCCAGGCGCTCATGTGGGTCGGCCGACTGTTCATGGCCAACCCAATTGGCCTGGCCATCACGGCCATTGCCGCTGCGGCGTATCTGATCTATGCGAACTGGGACAAGGTGAAGGCTTACTTCATCGGTGCCTGGGCGGAAATCAAAGCAGGGTTCAGCGGCGGAATCAGCGGCATCCTGACGACGCTCGCCAACTTCAGTCCCATTGGACTGTTCTACCAGGCCTTCTCGGCGGTGATGAATTACATGGGCGTCGAGATGCCAGGTCGATTCACCGAGTTCGGGGGAATGATCATCGCGGGACTCGTCAACGGCATCACGAACGCGATGAGCACTGTGAAGACGGCCATCTCTGACGCTGGTAGCAACACCGTCGACTGGTTCAAGGAAAAGCTGGGTATTCACAGTCCGTCCCGGGTTTTTGCCGAGCTCGGCGGTTTCACCATGGCCGGCCTAGCGCAGGGCGTTTCTCAGGCACAGGGCGGGCCGCTTGAAGCCGTCAAGGCCGTGGGTGCGCTGATGACCCAGGCAGGCACAGTGACAATCGGTGCCAACGGGGATGGTGGCGGCATGCTCGATTCGATCATGGGCATGGGTAAACGCGCGGCCCAGGTGGGTGCCCTTGCCGTGGGTTTGGGCGGTGCACAGGGCGCGATCGCCGTAGACAATCGCCCGCCGATAGGTGCCGCAGCAGCTCCAGCGGCGATGCAGATGGCACCCGATCAAATCGTCATCAATATTCATGCTGCCCAGGGGATGGATGCCGCTGCGATCGCCCGAGCGGTGTCTGCAGAACTGGACAAGCGCCAGCAGGCAAAACAAGCCAAGGGGCGCAGCGCCCTTTTTGACCAGGAGTAAACGGCCATGATGATGGCTCTCGGTATGTTCATTTTCAGCCTCGAAACCCTGGCGTACCAGGAGCTGCAACGCCAGACAGAATGGCGCCACGGCTCAACGTCCCGTATCGGCACCAATCCAGCACGCCAGTTTCTGGGCCGTGGGGACGACTCCATCACCATGCCAGGTATTCTGCTGCCGGCACTCGCAGGAACGCCACTCAGCCTCGACACGCTCCGCGCCATGGCCGATACGGGGAAGGCGTGGCCGTTGATTGAAGGCACGGGCAGGATCTTGGGCATCTGGGTGATCGATAACATCAGCGAAACCAAAACCCTGTTCTTCTCGGACGGCGCAGCACGTCGAATTGAATTCACCATCGCGCTTAAACGGATCGATGACGGCCGCGTCGATCTCCTCGGCGCAGGCGTCAGTACAGCCGGCAACATCCTGAGGAAAATCCTGTGATCGATCAGGCACTGAGCCAGATCGATGGCTTTATGAAGGATGCGCAGGCCTCCATGCGCGAAGCGAGAGCCTACCCACGCCCGATCTGTCGGCTGGAGGTCGATGGGCGCGACATTACAGCGGCTATCGAAAAGCGTCTGATGAGCATCGATCTTACCGACAACCGCGGGCTTACCGCCGACCAGCTCGATGTCACGCTTTCGGATCATGACGGGCGCCTGGTAATTCCTCCGAAAGGCGCAACCCTGAGGCTGTGGCTTGGCTGGAGTGATACGGGGTTGGTCGACAAAGGCACTTACACCGTCGACGAGACCGAACACAGCGGTGCTCCGGACCAGTTGAATATTCGAGCGCGCAGCGTCGACATGAGCGCGGGCTTGAAGGTCAAACGGGAACGAAGCTGGCATAACGAGACGATCGAATCAGTCGTGCAGGCCATTGCGGGCGCATACGGTCTTGGCCCTTTGGTGAGCGCCGCTCTCAGTGCAATCAAACTGGTGCATCTTGATCAGGCCAATGAATCAGACGCTAACCTGCTCTCCCGCTTGGGACAGGAGCATGATGCGATCGCCACAGTGAAAGCCGGCAGGCTTCTGTTCATGCCGATCGGTAACGCTACCAGCGCCAGTGGACTGAATTTGCCACATGTCACTCTGACCCGCCGGGACGGCGACCAGCACCGGTTCCTACAAGCTGACCGAGACAGTTACACGGGCGTACGAGCGTTCTACTACGACGTCAACAGTGCCGAAAAAAAAGAAGCAATATCGGGCGGTGGAGAAAACATCAAGGACCTCCGCCACTCTTACACCGACCAACAAAGCGCGCTCGTTGCCGCCCGGGCTGAGTGGAATAAGCTGCAACGCGGTACCGCGACACTCAGCTATACACTGGCGCGTGGTCGTCCGGATCTGATGCCTGAGCTCACCTATTCCCTGACGGGAATCAAGCAGGAAATCTCGGACATTATCTGGCTGGGTGGCAACGTCAAACACAGCTTCTCGTCGGACTCATTCACCACGAGTCTCGAACTTGAATCAAAGCTGCCGGATGGTGACGAGGTAGAGGATCTGGCCGACCAGGCCAAAGACTATTCAGGTATCGAGGCGTGGTACCGCGATAAAGACGGTAAGCAGCAGAAACTTACCGAGGGAGATCAGAGCAAGCCTAAAAGACTGACGCACCTGTATGAGAGCAAGGCTTCAGCACAGCGTGCGGTGGACAGAGAGTACAAGCGGCTGCAGGCCAAGAACGGTACGGTTACTACAGGAACCCCAGCGTGATCAGCCGGGGTGCGGGACACTGGCCGGGAGCTACTCCGTATCGGCCATCATTTCCGCCAAGCGTCGCAGGTGGCTCTGGTCCGCCTCCGACATTTTTCGGTACGTGCTTAGCAAAATACACTCCAGCTGCGTCAGCTGGGAACTGGAACACTCCTTGTCCCGAACGTCCTGTTCAAGTTGCTCCAAAACGCCTCGATCCAACATGCTCACTACTCCTAAAAGCCGCAGAGGATCGTCCAAATCGCAACTTTCCGAAGCCCCCTATGAGCACTCTTTCGTATCGTTGCAGTGGTGAAAATGATGGAGCATCACTCCAGTGGAAGCGTGCCCTGAGCTTCTTTCGCTGCCATTTCGGCCAAGCCAGTAGCCACCCGGTGCACAACAATTTGATCACCAGGACTCAGAGAACGAAAGCAATTCAACACCTCGTTTTCGACCGTTGTCTGCGTTCCAGCGGCTGTGTCCCTCCGACCGAAAAGCACATACATCACGTCCACACCAATCTTCGAGATTGCCAACAGATATGCCGTATCCGGTCTCTGTCGATCGTTCTCGTAATTGCCTTGGGAGTTGCGTTTAACACCGCCTATATCAGCGAACTCGTTCTGATTTCTGCCAAGCCGGTCGCGCTCTTCCCGGAGCCTCTCGCCCAAAGTCTTATCCAAGGATTCTCCAGACACACAATTTTTTGGCATGCATCGCTTTACACAGCCAAATTCTTGGGCATAATGATGGCACACACAACACGATTGAACACACATGAACACTATGCCCGTCCTCCTTACAGCCGAGCAAGCCCGCGCAGAACTTGACCGCAACGGGATCACCATTGCGCATTTCTGCCGTGAGCACGGCTTGAACAAAAATTTGGTCAGCGATTTGTTGAACGGTCGCAAGAAGGGCGTGCGTGGTGAGGCCCGACGAGCAGCTGTGCTCCTGAGAATCAAAGACGGCGTGATTCCAAATTAATTGCAGTTGGCTCGGCGAGAAACCAGAAGATGAAACGCACCGTTCTAGAAACCCGCAGGCAGGTCGTAAGCGCAGTGATTTGTGCGTATCCAGGTGGCCGCGATTGCGCAGCTCCGCGTTTGGGTATGTCGGTGAAAAAATTCGACAACCACGCCTACGAAAACGCCGGCAGCCGGCCACTGACGGACGAACAGATCTGCCTACTCGAATCCCAAACCGGGACCACTCACCTCCCCGACTTCGTTTGCAACCTGTACGGCGGCGTTTTTGTTCCCGTCGCTGAGGCTGGACAACTCGACAATGTCGACCTGTACGCTCGGTCCATAAACACCGCGGTAAAGCGTGGGCTCGTCGACGCCATCATTTCCAAAGCACTCCAAGACGGCGTCATCCAGGACGATGAGGTGCAGGCGATTCTCGCGGCTCACCGTGCACACGTAGCGGCCCGACATGAAGAGATCACTGCAGTGATCGTTCTGCACCGGGAAAACCCGGGCAGCCAGGAATCGAAATAGGCGCTGGAAGCGTCGCCATTTCTCGGCGTAAGCCGAAGGCCGCGATTAGCGGCGGGGAGAGAGAGTGAGCACTTACAAGCTGGTATGTCCGCACTGCCTGGAGCGAATGCGCATCCGAACGAGCGAAGGCACGCACATCTTTTTGCGTATCGCCTACCTGCAATGCATCAACGAGGCCTGTGGCTGGTCGGTTCGAGCTGAGTTCGAAATGACTCACGAAATGAGTCCTTCCGGTATGCCAAATCCATCGGTGTCCCTACCGGTCGCACCGGTGGCAATACGGCGTCACGCGATGAAGAAGGAAGGCGAGCAACAGATGGACCTACTTGGACTGGAGACGGCCTGATGAACATCATGATCCGCGAGCAAAACCCCGAATGCGAATACCGCGCCGCCTTGCAGAGTGCCGCACTCACCTACATGCAACGCCATCAGGCGGAACACCTGGGCAACGACCAGCAGCTATTCACCCGTACCGTGTCGCACCTGCAGGCCACGCTGGAGGTGCCGGTTTACCTTGCCGAAAAACTAACGGGCTTAGCGTACGTCGAGCTGCGATCAGGCGCAGGCCAGCGACGCATCGACCTGAAACGAAGCAGTGAATCGGTCGCAGTCCTCATCGACCCAGCCGTCGGAAAGTCTTTCGCCATACCTGTTGCGCAGATCTTTCAATACCTGGTCGACGCTACCGAGCCTCAATCAACACCCCCTTTCAACTGACCGTATAGCACCACCTTTTGCGAGTGGGTTTGGGCAAGTTGCGCCCGAAATCAGGGGAAAAAGCCATGAATTCAGCACTTTCCATCCGAATGGACCTCAGCAAGAACCTCGCTGAAGCCCTGCACCAGGAGCTACGTGAGCGCCTTCGGTTGGGCATTCAGGAGCATTGGTACTCGGACGAGTTTCGACGCGTTCCTGATGGCTCGCGGACTAGCGCAATCCTGTCTGCCTACCCCGCTTTGGCGGCTCAAAAAACAACTCTCGGCGCCCTACAGGTCGCCATCAGAAAGCAGGCGTGATGATGGAACAGCAAATCCGGGGTGATGTACTGACCCGACTCGAATTCGACTATGGCTTGCGGCATCGCACAGGCACCGACTTCATGCGCGGTGGTACCTGCCCTGCCTGCTCGAAGAAGGAACTGTATTCGAGCTTCGAAAATCCGTGGTTCATCAAGTGCGGCCGTGAGAGCAAATGCGGTCAGCAGTGGCATGTAAAAGAGCTTTACGCGGATCTGTTTGACGATTGGAGCAAACGTGCGCCGGCCACGGACGATCAACCAACAGCAAGCGCCCGCGCTTATATGGAGTTCGCCCGGGGCTTCAAAATCGAGCTGGTCGCCGGACTGTTCACCCAGGAAAACTATTTTGATCGCGTCCTGAATATCGGGTCGGCAACGGTCCGCTTCCCCTTGGAGCGCGGCGGTTACTGGGAGCGCCTGATTGACCAGCCCCAGCGTTTCGGCAAGAAGAAAGCCCGATTCAAACCCGGGGAGTCTTACAAGGGCTATTGGTGGTGTTCGCCGAATATCGATCTATCGCAGACCGAGGAGCTGTGGATCGTCGAAGGCATTTTTGATGCGATCGCGCTCGAGCACAACGCGATCGATGCGGTCGCAGCAATGTCGTCAAATGCTTTTCCCGAGGCCTCGCTGAAAGCACTCGCAGTCGATCGAGCGGGCAATCTACCGAGACTCGTGTGGGCACTGGACAACGAGCCTGGCGCACACCGGTACACCCGCAAATGGGTCGCCATGGCCCGGGCTCTGGGCTTTGAATGCACTGCGGCTCAGATTCCGCAACGCGACGCGCGAAAGGTTGACTGGAACGACCTGCATCAGCGCTGGGCATTCATCAGTGATGAGGCCGAGCGCCGCAAGCGCACAGAAGCGGACCTCGACGAGGCCCGCCACCACGGTGCCCTGCTTATAGCCGAGAGCGCGTCTGAAAAAGCACTGCTGATGTACAACTGGCGCGAGCGCGAGGAGTTCCACTTCGGGTTTGAGTCCCGTCTTTACTGGTGGAAGCTGGACATCAGCAAATTCAACAACGCCATGCAGGCGCTGGAAACAAGCGAAAACCATGAAGAGCAGCAGCTGAACAACAAAGCCATGCGTGAGAAAGCGTTGCGCATGTCGGGCTGCGTGGTCGAGATCGCCAACTGCTACCCCCAGGCGCTGTACTTCCAGCGCAACGAAATCACGGACGAGTCCTGGTACTTCTTCCGCGTCGACTTTCCACACGACGGCGGCTCTGTGAAGAACACCTTCACCGGTGGGCAGGTCGCCGCCGCAAGCGAATTCAAGAAGCGCCTGCTGGGCATGGCCGCCGGCGCAGTATTCACCGGCAGCGGCCAGCAGCTCGACAAGATCATGAAGGACCAGTTGTTCGCGATCAAAACGGTTCAGACGATCGACTTTGTTGGGTACAGCAAGGAATACGCCTGCTACGTGTATGGCGACCTGGCCGTAAAGGATGGCCAGGTGGTGGACGTCAACGACGAAGAGTTTTTCGAGTTCGGCAAGCTGCGCCTGAAAACCTTGCAACGTGCGGTGCCGGTGCGGATCCAGCGTGATCCGAAGGAATACAGCGACGAATGGGCGAAATTGCTGTGGACGTGCTTCGGTGCCCAAGGTGTTGTCGCGCTGACGTTCTGGTTCGGCTCGCTGTTCGCCGAGCAGATCCGCGCTCGCTACCAGTCCTTTCCCTTCCTAGAAGCCACCGGCGAGGCCGGGGCCGGTAAAACCACCCTGCTCAACTTGCTTTGGAAGTTGCTCGGCCGCGCCGGCTATGAAGGATTTGACCCGTCGAAATCTACGAAGGCCGGCCGTAGCCGATTGATGGGCCAGGTGTCCGGTATGCCGGTGGTGCTGCTTGAGTCCGATCGGAGCGGCGACGACAAATCCCACGCGAAAAACTTCGAATGGGACGAGCTGAAGGACTATTTCGGTGGCGGCACCCTGGCGACGAAGGGCGTTAAAACCGCCGGCAACGAAACCTACGAGCCTCCGTTCCGGGGCACGATCGCCATCAGCCAGAACGCGCCGGTGATTGCCTCCGAGGCCATCATGACGCGGATAGTGAAGCTGCATTTCGTGCGGCCGAACGTGACACCAGACAGCCGAGCCGCGGCTGATCGGCTAACAGCCTTGGATGGCTCGAAGCTGAGCCACTTCCTGCTGCAGGCGGTGAAGCGTGAAAGCGATGTCATGGGCACCCTTGCCGACAAGATTCCGGCTCATGAGGCGCGCCTGCGTCGGCTACACACTCACTGCATTACCTGCGATACCGAATTCCCAGCGATTAACGAAAAGGCCGCATGCCAGCAGTGCGGCAATCAGTTGCGAGGCTACATCCGCGTCGAGCGCATCGTAAAAAACCACGCCCAACTGCTTGGCCTGGTCGACTGCATTCGCTCCCTGGTACCGCTGACAGATGCCCAGATCAGCGCAACCCAGCGTTGCATTGTCTCGATGGCGATTGAGCGCCAGAGCTCGATCAGCGCAGACCATCCTGTTGTCGCGGAATTCTGGGAAGTCTACGACTACCTGCAGGGCCTAGATGCTGACGGTCCAGTGGTCAACCACAGCAAGAAAGACAACGTCATCGCTATCAACCTTAACGAATTCGTCGAGCGCGCTGCAGAACACCGCCAGAAGCTGGCCGACGTCAGCGAGTTGCGCGATCGCCTGAAGGAATCCCGCTGCCGCAAATTCCTTGAATCGAACAAGGCCGTCGACAGCGCAGTGCGCGCTTACCAGGCCACGCGCAGTAACAACACGATCACCAAGTCACCCACCGTCAAGTGCTGGATGTTCCAGGCGTAGGGCTGCAACCCGCGTCGACAGCCCTGAAAGGAGAGAACCATGCAGATTCAAGTCGTTGCCGGCACTGATCGTAGTGATGCGAAAAGCCTGCAGGACCGCGTCTCCCAGCTGCTCAGTGAGCTTGGGAACGATCACCGTAAAACGGTGCAGGCCGAAGCCTACGGTGCAAACGGACTGGTCGACATTTTGGAGGTTCGGGCTACGGACGGTCAGCGCGAGATTCTGGTGCTGAATTGCTCCCGGCTGCAGATCCAAGCGGTTTTGGACTGGCAGTCATGCAGCGAAGACACGACCGAATTCGAAGACCTGGTGCTGCACCTGGTGCGACTGCCAGACAGCAACCTGTAACGCCGGCTGCAACCGGCAACCATTGAAAGGAGAGGAAACATGCAGCGCACCAACGAAACAGCCCAACGAGTTGGCAGGGAATTGTTGAGCAAACTTTTCAGCACGATCGTAACCGTCGCGTTGATCGCTATAACAGCCATGCAGGTACCTGACGTACTGATTTGGCTCGCTAAGTAAACAATGAAATTGCGCCGGGGGCAGCCCCCTCAGCTCCGCCCCCCAAGGAGAAGCAACTTGCATGAGCTCCACACAATCGCAAATAAAAAAGCTGAGTTAGGATGACAACATTGAGCAAACTAGACCGTTTTTTAAGAGAAAAAGAGGTTCTCGAGGTGACATCTCTATCGCACGCAACGATTTGGCGGTCAATGAAAGTCGGGCGCTTTCCAAAGCCCGTATTGATTTCCCCCGGGCGGGTCGGCTGGCGCGAATCTGTGATCATAGCGTGGCAGCAGAATCCGATTGGATGGAAAGCCGATGAAGCCGCGTAAGCGGCTTTTTATGCAGTTCTGTTTTTAAAACCGGAATCCACTTCCGGTTGTTTTATAAATTTAAGTCTGGCATCAGGTAATTCACGCGTTTAAGATCTCAGCCTCTCACCTCATCACTAACTCTCACTGAAGAAAGGACTCCCACATGCAAGAATTAAGAATATTTTTCATGACATCTAACGATGGCTTTGAAATTGGCCTGCATCCTATCACTGATGAAAGTGCAGACTTATTCAACAGCCTAATGCAGTGTTTTGGAGAAGTAGTTGATGGCGTTCTCAATATAAAAGCTGAGCAGCAAGCAAGCAAAGATATCAAGTCAAAGATACAAGCATTTACAGATAATTTTGCGCCTCGCTTCCCACACCTTAACAAACTGAATAAAAAAATTTCAGACCTAAAAGAAGATGAATATTTTCTGGTCCTAAGAGGGCTACCACAGGACACAAAAATAAAACACCAACTTGAAGTTTATCTCAACTTCATTAATGAGAAAAAAGGACAGGAGTTCACTGCAGATGACTTCCAAGCTGAATTAGAACAATCTGGAGATTTCCTCTCCGACCTTTTGCATAACTACAATATAGACCAACCAAGAACAGATCGAAAAACCATTATAGGCAACAAAAAAAAATCTGACAGGATATGCAGGTTCTGCGGTAAGGGACTCAAAGACGGAGTAACCTTTAGCAAGGTAGCACACGCAATTTCTGAAGGTCTCGGAAATAAAAATATTATTCTTGCTGATGAGTGCGACTCATGCAACGAGTACTTCGGCAATGAGATTGAACCACAGCTAATCACACACTTAGATATTTATCGCGCTTTCTTGGGAATAAAGGGTAAAAACGGACTTCCAACTATCACTTACAAAAATGCTATAATCACTCACCAAGACGATGTACCGACCTTAATCACTCAAGACATAGAAAAAATAAGCGATGAGGAATTTATAGTCACGCTACACACTAAAAACAAATTCAATCCATTAAAGCTTTATAAGGCTTTAGTAAAAATATCCCTATCGACTATTAATTCAAACTCAATTCACGATTTCAAGACAACATTTGAATGGCTTACTAGCCCAGATATCACCCCTGTAGAACTGCCAAAAATAGCCAGAAGTGTCATTCACTCAGGTTTCTCGAAGCACCCAGAGATAACCAACTACATTCGAAAAAGCGATGACCAGACCTTACCACATCTATTTTCAGAATTTAGAATTGGTAGCTTCGTGTACGTTTTCATAGTTCCTTTCTCCGAAAAGGACAACTTAAAGTTTGTAGCTCCTAACGAATTCGAAGCTTTCTGGAACCGGCTAGAACACTATGCAGCAGTAAAAAACTGGCGATTCGACCGAATCGACAGTGCATCAGACATTACGATCACTGAAAAAATCCATATTAAAAAATCAACAAAATAAATAACCGCCACTTATTTTTTATTAAACATTTCTAGCTATTCCGAAGCATGATCTGCAGCATTTTTCACTACGTTTTTCAGTAACCATAGTGACCAACGCTGCAGACCTGCCTTCTTTTCTTTGAAATACGTGTATCGGTCATAATGTTTCGATCCTACATCGCCGAACGCATGCCCTTGAATTCGGTCCTTCATTTGCTTATCGAGCCCCGCTACGCCCATCAACGTTTTGCACGTCCGGCGAATGTCTCGCAGTGTGAAAGGTCCGTTGAATTTCTTCGTATGTCGGCCATAAAGCTTAGTCACTGCTCGGGACAGCGACTGCGTGTGTAGGGACTTGCCGTCGGCCTTGCCTACAAAGGGATAAGCGCTGGACTCACTGATTTCGTCCATCACTTTCAGGCTTTGGCGCATCAGCTTGTTGAACGGGACGACGTGTAGTGACCGCTCCCCCTCAATACCCTTGCCCCCGCTCTTTCCCTTTCTGTTACGGATTATCAAATGATCGTTCAGATAGTGGCGCCGCTCGGTTGCCAGAACCTGCTCCGGTCGCTGGCCACCGGAGGAGATAAGAAATTTCAGCAGCTCGGACGTCACCAGACTCAAATGCTCAGGTAGCAGCTGCCAGAGTGTCGCCAGTTCCTCCGTTGAAAGAGCCCGATCACCAGGTTGCTCCCAGTCGTCCTGGACCGGCACGCTGGCCACCGGGTTACTGATCAGGCCGAATCGCACTTGAACGGTCAGGTAACTGCGAGGGTTGTACTCCTGCTCCAGCCCTACCTGAAACGCTGCATGCAGTTGAGATCGGACGCGGTTGCAATAAGTGGTGATGCCGGCATCGATCATTTTCACGATGACGTTGCGGATTTGGACCGGGCCGATGAGCGAGGCGGGTTTGCTGACCAGGTCGGGGAATGGATCGCTCACGTAATGCTTTAGCGACCACTTAACATCACCAGCCGATGCAGCTTCCTCGGTTTCGAGCTTCTTCACATACAGATCGAGCAGATCCTGAAATGTACCTGGTGAAGCTTGCACCCCCTTTTCCTCTCGGCACCTGTCCCGGGCGATCGTGAGTTTCATCTCCGGCCATGTACCGAGCTTGGCCATCTTCTTTTTACCAGCGACATGCCGCTGAAAATAAAACTCCTTCGTCCCGCTGGGGCGGACCTTGAGAACGAGCACCCCTTCGCCTTTGGCCGTGCGGCCGTCGGACATGACGTAGTCCCTTTCGCGAGGCTTCAGCGCTTGAATCTGCTTTTCCGTGAGCATTGGTGACAGTTCCTGGTGACAGTCGGCCAGATCTAAGGTGATAGCGCGTGAAACAACACGATTGAACACCACCCTCTAAGAGCCGCGATTTTACTGGGCTAAAGACAGAAATTGATATCCCCTGTGACGCGTTGAGACTGCACTAGTAAAAGCTTCCCAAGCTGATAACGAGGGTTCGATTCCCTTCACCCGCTCCAATCGAATTTTTGGTCTCGCGTTAAGATGGTTTTGACGGGGATGTAGAAAGAAAAAAACCGGCCCATGTGGCCGGTTTTTTTATACCCGTCGATTGAGCTGCAGGAGCGCTTCAAGGGGTGCGGCAAAAACCTGCAATACAGAAAACGCCTCATTTGCGGCCATCTCCGAACTCTATCCTCACGCCCTCCTAGACTCGTTTTTCACACCACCTTTCCATCGTGACCGAGAAGGCTCAGTGGTTATAGTGTTGATCATATAAATTCAGTGGGTATAGTAACCACCTAAGCACACCACACGGAGGTGATGTGAATAGCCGATTTTTGATAAGCCAAATTGTTGCGGATGGCTGGTATCTGGTGCGTATCAAGGGCAGTCATCATCACTTCAAGCACCCGACCAAACCGGGGCTGGTGACAGTTCCTCATCCGAAAAAGGACCTGCTCAAAAAAACCGCCTTGAGTATTTTGCAACAGGCGCTGCTCTGACGAATTCAAAGCGCAGCGCCTCAGAGGACAGTGAAGATGCTTTACCCGATTGCGATTTCAATGGGCGATAACGAACACGCTTGGGGCGTGGAGGTACCGGATATTCCAGGGTGTTTCTCCGCAGGTGAGGATCTGGATGATGCGATGGCCATGGCTCGTGAAGCCATTGAGGGCCATTTCGAAATTCTTGCCGAAGACGGTTCACCGATTCCACCTGCGAATAAAGTGACCCTGCATGCGGCGAATCCGCAGTACGCCGGTTGTACATGGGCGGTGGTGGACATCGATGTTACCAAGTACCTGGGCAAAGCCCAGAAGCTGAACATCACCCTGCCGGGGTACCTGCTCAACCGCATTGACGAATACGTATTGCATCACCCGGAAGAGAAAAGCCGTTCAGGTTTTCTGGCATCGGCAGCACTGAAGGTGTTGCAGCAGAGCTGATGCCCTTGTTTCCAAACAGCAAAAACCGGCCCCAACGGCCGGTTTTTTTATGGTTCGGATTCGGTGACACGCCGCATTCATTGCTCGGCTCCGCCTGCCGTTAAATCCTGCCGCTCGTCAGCTGTCCGGCACACTCCCTCGAACCTGCCTTCCAATGAGTACATCCCTCGGACGGAAGGCTTAAGCATGAACACCAAAATCGCTGCTCTGACGCTTGCGGGCCTACTGTCTTCCTGCTCGTTTTATGCGCTAGCGGCTGAGAAGACGACAGGAACTGCCGTTCCTCCTGCCGCTCTTCCCGGTCTTAATCAGGGGCAAAGCGCTGAATCAAACGAGGAGAAGGCCAGCAAAAAGGGCGAGGAGTCTTCGGGTGCAAATTCCGGAGCCGATTCGAAAACGCTGGAGAAAGACTCAGGTTCTTCGCACAAAGCGGAGGAGTACCAGAAAAAACAACGTGAAAGCCATCCTGGTGGCGTGAAGCAACCGGCCTCGTGAGCATCATTAGCCGTTTCAACACGGAAATTAACGTTTTCCCATGAAGTCGGCGTTTTGTTAGCGTTTTCGCTGGCGAATTAAAGGATTGCCGTCACTGACGCCGCAGAGCCAATGCCCATTCTCCGGGGGTTTAAACGAGGCCGTATGCGGAAAAGGCAAGGTCCTACACTACTCTGGGAATTGTCCGTAGACTTGCGCATTGCTGTGCCTTTGTCATGAGACCTATAGTCCGAGCGCGCCCAAATGGCGTATTGGGTTTGGCGACTCGATGACTGGTACAGAAGCCTCCGAGAATTTCTCGGAGTGCTTTTGAACGCACTTGGCTGCCTCTTTTTTTGGTGGCTGTGCGTGGGAGACCCCACGGTCTGCCGGTTTTACCATGTCCCGGTTCGCCAACCCACGTACAGCTACCACCCTATTGTTTGGCGACGATTGAGTGGTAGGTCTTCCCTCCGATATGGTGATCACTCATGAATGACTACATGGCTTTAACCAGCAACGCCGACGACCTTCCCACCTTCTACGTCAACACCACCCAACCGCTGCATTCCCTTCTCAGCTCCGCCCGTTACAGAATCGGCGCGGTGACACAGGTCCTGGAAAACCTCGCGATGCGCGGCGAAATCAATTCGGATTCGGTGATTCTCAGCGACTTCGCAATGCTCTGCAGCATCCCCTTGCGCGATGGCTGCGATGTACTGGATGTCATTGCACGACGTATGGATGCGGAACCGTCCTGA